GGATTGAGAAAAACTCCCCACACTTTGCTTAAAATCAAAAAGAAAGAAGAAGTATGAATAAAAAGACCATTCAAGAATTATGCGATTATAGAAATCAAATTCTTAAATGCTTAGAATCTATTGAGAATATTTTACGACAAAATAAGGAATGTGAAAAAGAATATTATCTGGCCCATTCTCATTATGTTCCACAGATTATTACCGCTCTTACTAATGATTCAAGTTGGCTACCAAGAGGAGAATATACATTACAGAATACTATTGATAACTTAAATGATCAAATTTCTGATAAAAATGTGTCCTCAAAAGGTGTAAAGAAATATATATTCTAATTGGAGATATCATGAATATTTATGCGATAAGTAACTTGGATGCTTATGCTGATGAAATGAGAGTAGCAGCAGCAAATAGTATTAGTAAAGATTATTCAGAAAATTTGGATGATTTTATTACTATTCATCAACTCAAGAATTTGATAAAACAATATTCTAGTGGAATAGATGAGCAGAATAGAGTCATTTTAGATGATGATGCTATTGATGATATTTTTTATGCAACTGCCGATTGGATTTATGGAGTAGCCTTATCACGATTAGCATCTAAAAACTTGATAGAATGTGCTTGGGACGATGAGGAAAATAATATGGTATTTTGGGTAAGTCATAATGGAGAAAATGATGAGCCTAACTCAAGATCAAATAATGCAAATTCAGAATCAAATTGATAACATAAAGGAATATGTAAATTCTGAGATATGTAAAATGTGCGAGGAAATGAAAAATAGATTAGTGTCGTGTGAGAATTTATTAAATGAATACTCAAGACCAAATATGGCTGATACAGAATCAGATTCATGAACTTAAATTAAATATTGCGTCTGGCGAAAATATTAACTACAAAAAGTGCTATGAGCAATTATTCTCTTTAGAAAAAAAGTTAAAGGAATTGTGTACTTCAAATGAATGTGATTGATAATCTCAAAGGATTTTCTGTTAGTGACGTTAAAAACTATTGTAAGCAAAAAACAATAGATGCCATAGTTGCTATGGTAAATGTTGAGGGAGATTTTAATATCAGCACTATGATTCGTAATGCTAATTTTTTTGGTTTTGATAGAGTATACAATATTAGTCCAAGAAAAAAATGGGATAAAAGAGGTAGTGTTGGAACTCATCACTATACTACAATACAACATTTTTATACTGAAGAAGATTTTATAGAAAACAATAGAGATCGTACAATTATTGCTGTAGAGAATAATATTCCAAATTTTGCTAACAAGACAGTAGATTTGTTCACAAAACGCAACCTATACTATAAACCAGTTTTCATATTTGGTTCAGAAAATATGGGACTGAGCGATTATATACTAGAAAATAGTGACGAAATTATTACTTTACAGAACTATGGTAGTGTAAGATCACTAAATGTTGGTACAACAAGTGGTATAGTTATGAGTTATTATAGACATTTATATCAAACAAATATAACATAAACACAAGGGCCGGTAACGGTATCGATTGGATATAAATTATTATGATTAGCAAGTAGTAGTTGGTCTAAGGCTACTTAAAAATAGACCAAACGCTTTAACTGGCGTAAATCAGTTAGCCCTTGCTGCTTAATTAAGTAGCAACAGTTTTAGGAAGCGATGAAGGTAGCGTCCAAAAAACTGTCGTAAAATCCTTCGGCTGCTAGAATAGCCAACGGGTTCTAGCCTGAGACTAGTTGGTACGGAAAGATGAATGTTGTTTGTTCTTTAGTCTTTCTGAAAATTTATGAACAAAATAAACTTGTAGAGATTATAGTAATAGTATCACAAGACATGGGTTCGACTCCCATCCGGTCCAGTAAAATTATGAGTAGAAAAATTTGTACATATTGTGGCAAAAGAAAGAATCCAAAATCTTTCCCGAAACATTGTCACTTTAAAGATAATCTAGACAAGAGATGCCGATCTTGTATCAAAAAACACGCTAAAATTAGACATAAATTACATAAATTAGCACCACCGAAACCATTACGTTGTGAATGTTGTGGTAAAATTCCATCGGAATGGAGATTAGATCATGATCATGATGATCATAGTTTCAGAGGTTGGACATGCGATAGGTGTAATACTGGAATAGGAAAGTTAGGAGATAACTTAGAAGGTATTATTAAGGCCGCTAACTATCTAATAATGTCTAAAAATAGAAAACAAAATGAGATTAATAAACAGATGGAATGAACATCTAACAGAAAATAATATGACATATTATCAACATATGTTTTTTGCTTTATTTTATGGATATCTATGTATTATGGCTGGTATTTGTCTTTTGATACATTCAATATTGCCGTGTTTTTTACAAACAACAGGAAGTGATTTAGTTAGTAAACTAAATGAAAGATTCAAGAAACGACGCTGATCTGTCGATACTTGACAATGACAATAGCGTATGGTATACTACGCTAAACACAGGAGACTATTTGGATGACTCACGATTTTAATTATGTTTGGGGAATGGTTCGTGATCTTAGGGCCACAAGCAGCACTATTGACAAACAAGGAATTATTGACGACTATTGTAATCATAATTCTGAGGCTGCAAATTTTGCTAAGAAGATTCTGCTTTATACATACCATCCTCTTTGGCAGTATAATGTCACAAGTGATAATCTAAAAAAGAAAAATTCTCTGAGAGGTAAGAGTTATAAGAATTTCTTTGATCTTTTGGATGACCTAAAGACTCGCAAGATCACGGGCCACGATGCTATCGGAGCAGTCCATACATTTATTGATAGTCAGTCAAATAAAGCCAATATCGAAGAACTCATTTATTGTATTATTGATAAGGATTTGAAAACCCGTGCTGGTGATAAGATTATTAATAAGGCTATTCGTGATCATATTCCAGAGTTTAGTGTTGCTCTGGCAGATAAATATGATCCGAATATTGTAGATTGGAAGGATGGATGGTATGTTAGCAGAAAGATTGATGGTGCTAGATGTATTGCTATTGTTGATAGTAATGGCGACACTACTTTCTATTCCCGTACAGGAAAAGAATTTGATACTCTTGGTGTTGTTGCTGGTGGTATTAAGAGTCTTGGTGTTACTAATGTAGTATTTGATGGTGAACTTTGTCTTGTAGATGATGATGGTAATGAAGATTTTCAAGGAGTGATGAAGCAACTTAAAAAGAAGGATCATACCATCCCCAATCCATCTTTTAAGATTTTTGATATGCTTACGCACGATGAATTCTACAGCAAGAGGGGAGAACAGAATCGCCCGTATTCTATTCGATACAATAATCTACGAGAAGTAATGAGAGACAATACTTGTGCTTGTCTTAGTGTGCTTGGTCAAGAACTTATTAAAGACGATGATCATTTCCAAGAGTGGGTTAAAAAGAGTAAAGATTACGGGTATGAGGGACTTATGCTACGAATAGATGAACCTTATAAGGGTAAAAGAAGCAAAGATTTGCTAAAGGTTAAGAAATTTTTTGATAACGAATATAAGGTAATTGATACCGAAATGGGCGACTTTAGATATGTTAAAGATAGTGCTGAGTGGGAAGAAACAATGTTGAGTTGTGTTATGATTCAGCATAAAAATAATATTGTACGAGTTGGTAGCGGTTTCACTATTGAGCAGCGACAAGAGTTTTATCAAGACCCCAGTAAGATTCTTGGAAAGATTATTACGGTTCAGTATTTTGAGGAAACTAAAAACCAAGACGGTGGGATCAGTCTGCGATTCCCTACTTTTAAGTTTTTGCACGGGTCTGCTAGAACGGTTTAAAGAAACACACTTGACAAGTCGATAACTGTAGTATACAATCAGTATATAGACATTACAGCATTTGGAGATAAGATGGAAAACGCAACAGAAAAAAAGATTGAGTATACCACTAGCAAAGTTGATGAATTTTTTGCCAATTTTCCAAAAGATAAGATTGTGTCATATAAGGATTATTGGGAAAGTGTTAAACCTCAAAATAACGATGAAATCTTTAGACGATATCTTTTTGCATACTGCTCTGTGCATACCACTTGGCAAGGAAATGTGAAGGGCTACAATGCTATTAAGAACTTTAATGAATGGATATCAGACAAAGAAACCCTAAGAACCAAATTGCATAAGTCCGGTGTTGGACTTCATAATAATCGTACAGAATATATTTGGGACTTTCAGAATAAGTTTTGGAGCAATCCGAAAGATTTTTATTTTACAACCAAAAAGTATCACGTTAAGAAACGAGATAATATTGTTGACAAAATCAAGGGTATCTCTCAGGCTAAAGTTTCTTTCGCCCTAGAAACTATTCATCCCAATGAGTGTAGGGTTCTTTGTGGAGATGTTCATATTTTACGCTTGTATGGTATGGAACATTTAAAGTACAAGAGTGGTGCTGGGCTTAAAATGTACAAACAAATGGAGCGCCACTGGAGTATTAATTGTGGTAAACTAAAAGTTCCATCCTATATTGCTCGTTGTTTATACTGGGATAGTGTCCAACAAAAAGATGATAGTAGATACTGGTCTTATGTTTTTGAGGATAATAATGAGCCACTCTGTAACAATGTTTGAAAAAGAACATACTAAATTTATATTTTGCGACTGTAGAAATGAAATATTAGTTATTGATTTTGATCAAGAAACACAAACCGCAGAATTGGCTATGTACGAAAGCGTCATGTCATTTAGGCATAAAAATACTTTAAAGCAAAAAATTAGATATATATGGAGAATCTTAACAAATAAATATCCGTATAATGATCAAATTATAATCAATCATTCCCAGATAGGAGATTTAGTAAAGTTCCTATCTGATTTGATTCAAAAATAGTGTATTATAGTATATCTCCAAAGGAGCATACTATGAGAAATAAAATCAATAGTTTTATAGG